GTTCCAGTCTAAAGTAGTACTTATTGTGTTCCATGTTTCGCCAATTGGCACATCTACCCACTTAAAGGCTTGCAAGCTGAAAGCTACTGGGGAAACGATAACTGTTAAATCCAGAGCGTTGAATCGACTGCTCCAAGTCCAACCCTCGACAAAGCCCTGATAGCGACCATCTGCAATATTTACTGGCAAATCCTCAATATCCAGGGGTAAGCCCATAAAGATATTCAAAGCCTGATCGCGTGAGGCATCTGGGATATTTGGGTTAGTTATTGGAAAGGTTATTGCTTTGAATTGATATTGAGGAAAAGCCCTAAGCTCTAAATAGAATTCTGCCTGAGATTCTGCATCTGCCCCATTTTCTAAGGTAGTAGAAATGTTTTGAGCTTGTACACCATAAGTGGCAATAGATGTTGCATCTTCGGCTGTTTCTTGCTGATTATTTTTATAGGTAATCGTGACTTTGTTTCGGACATCGCCCAAGCGTTTTGATGTGGAAATACCAGCTGCATAAGCCCAACCGCCATCAACATAGGCGTAGCCATTAGCTGCAAGGTATTGCCCTCTGTGGGTTGAATCTGCATACCCGATCCGACCAGATGCATCTTCATAGATGTAGCCCAAGCCTGATCTAGCCAAGGTTGAAACAAGGCTATAAACATCTGTAGTACTGGCAGATCGAGCAGTAAGCTCATAGTCGCCTGGGCGATCAATCTCGCCTAATCCAGAATTCTCAGCATTTGCCCAAGTTGTAGTGGCTTCATAATTTGCCCACTCTAAAGCCGCTGGAACTTCATTCCATTGATTAAAAAGGATAGTAGATAGAATTTCATAGATTTGATCCCCATCAAAGTCTTTATCTAATACGCCCTCAGTTAGTGTTTTGGGAAGTTTAGATAAGGCTCCAAGGGCTGTAATGGTTATGTCTTGGGTGATGGCTGGTTCGCCAGTTCTAACCTTGACATCAATGTCCGAAATGTCTCCACCGAAAATGGGGATATAAGTGCCAGTAGAGTTTTTGACCTTAATTACTACCGAATCATTGACATCAAAGGTAATGGCTGACTGGTCAAGATTCTTAACCGTAAATCGACTATATCCAGCAATAGGCTGTGAGTAGATGTCTGAGCGCCCAGAGGTGACTGTTAAATCAGCAATAACTAGATCAGTAATATCTCCTGCGCCATTGACCTCTACTGCCCATTCTGGAGTCCAAGCTGTCATACAAACGCACCAGCGCCAAGAGTTCCACGATATGAAGATTGATTAAGTACATCAACGATTTGGCGAGCTGTTGATTCTGAATCGATCGCTCCATTGACTGTGATGTTGTTGTTGTAATTTACAGCTTGACCTGAGTAGCCACCGCCAGGTGCAGTTACAAATGGAGAGGCATTAAACCCTGGCATTTCAAAACTAGACCTGGATGCATTGCCACCGCTGCCGAATGTTAGGAAATCCTTAACCTTGTTGCCCCACTCGAAAAGGGTTTGAAAAGCTTTGATAAGCAATCCCACAGCTGTAACAACAGCCCCTATTGCAACGCCCACTACCTCTAGGGCTATCCTGAAAGCGCCCCCTAGGAATGGTGCAAGATATTCTTTAGTAAAAGTCCAGAGAGCTGCAAAAGCTTCTCTATTGTCTCTTACTGCAACCTTTACCCTGTCAAAGATAGATCTCAAGCCATCCAGGATTGGAATCAAGATAGTTTTGGCAACCTCGATAATGTCATCAAAGGCATTCTTTAATCCGTCTCCACCCTGGAAACCTTGTATAAATGCATCAAGTGCTGGCATTACATATTTAACAATGTTTTCAACCATTGGAGTAATTGCTTGAAGTATAAAGGTACCAACAGTTTCCTTGGCTTCATCAAAGGCGATCTTGAGGCGATCCATTTGTCCTTGGAATGTATTAGCCTTGGCAGTTGCCTGGTTTTCAAAGGTTTCACCCAATTTAGCGAATACCTGCTCCGCTGACATGCCAGCAAGCTCAGCCCTAGTTAATCCAACACCTAACTTGCCTAAAGCCGTTGTAGAGCCTTCCTGTGCCTTTGCAAGGGCATTTGTTACGCTCTCTAATGACTTACCAGTACCAGCTGCAACATCGAGTGCAATGGCTTGTAGCTTCTGTGCAGAAGTAACATCGCCTGTAGCTCTAGCAAGTCTTTCCAAGCTAGGGCGTAGTTCATCATCTGTAACACCCTTGGCTAATGAAGTTTTGGTTATATAAGTCTCAGTAGCTTTGATCTGTGCATCTGTGGCGCCAGTCACATTCTTCAAAGTTATTGCAAGTTTTTCCTGAGCAGCTGCATCGGCAATAGCAGACTTAACGCCATCAATTGCCAACTTGCCAGCATAGGCAACAGCGGCAGCACCAGCTACAGCAAATGCAATGCCAGCCTTTTTGCCGAAATCAGCGATCTTGCTTCCAAAAGTTTGCACATCATCTGTGCCTTGGTTTAGTCCCTTTTTTAGATTATCAACATCTGCAAGGATCGAGAGTTTGAGGGTTCTACTTCCAGCCATTATTTATCCCACTCTTTCACGATTCTACTAAATGATTCTTCCCATTGCTTAATTAACTCAGGCTGAATTTTACGCAATGTTGGATAGATAAAATATCCTTCATTACCTCTACGGTTACGCCTTGGTGATCTGGATGGAAATTGCTTATAGCCTTCATAAGTGCCAGATGTTCGCTTTCTTTCTTTAATGTCAGCACCAAACTCGGCACCTGCCAAAAGACCGTTGCCACCCTCTTTGCCTGGATTAAATTGAGTGGTTGCCCCACCTGAGAATTTCTGACCAGCAAATCCAAATGAAAGTTCACCAATCTTAGATGACTTGGAAACCTTAAAGCCTTCTGCAATTCTTTTGGCTACATTAGGATTAGGAGCAGATCCAGCGGCGGCTTTAATCTGTTCACCAGCATATTGAGCTAGTGCGCTTGAAGCATTTTTAGCCTCAGTCTGGGCTTCATCTGATAAGCCCTTAAAGGCTCTGATAATGCCGCGTAGTTCGCCTTTATCATAGAATATAAAATCCCGTTGTGGAGTCACATCACTTGCCATTGCGTGCCTCCAATACTTCTATAGCTGTAAGAATATCCTCCGCGTTTGACCACTCAGACATCGGGATCTGAGTAGCGATCGCAAGTTCAACCAATAGGCGACTTACTGATCCACGCTCATGGCTTTTGGGTTATCAGATCCCAGATCAACATCTACGACCGACTCCATCCATGCATCAAAAGGCTTAGTAGGCTGAGCCCCTGCCTCTCGCTTAACCGCTGAGTGGGCAACGAACAGAATGTCCCAGATAGCTCCAAACTCGGAAATACTTTTCTTTTCTGCTCGCTCCCACTTAGCGAAATCAGGTGGATAAGCTACGACTGTAATCTCTTCACCTGACTGGTATTTAATTGTCATTGTTTGTTGCATTTGTTTGCTCCCGTTTTAGTTGATTAGCTGAATGTACCTGTTGGGGTAGATTCTACCTGGAATACCAAGGATACTGTCTGAGCATCTGGCGCTGTGCCGTTTGGTGATGGGAATGTTGGAAATACATTACCTGTGAATACTGCGCCTGTTGCAGCTGTGAAGCTGAAAGCAAGTGCTGTGTTAGGTGCTGAGTTTGAAGCTGTCCATAGTGCCTCACAGAGAGATCCTGAGGCTCCCCAATCTGCAAGCATTTCTACTGTTAGAGTTGAGTTGGCATCTGTAACTTTGTAAGCGCGACCGTCTAAAGTCTGGTAAATCTCGCGTGTTTGTTCTACTGCTAGGGCAACACTTGTAGCCTGAGCATCATATGATAATGAGTTGATGGTCAGAGCCAAATCACGCCCTGTTATTACTGTTGTTGGCATATTTTTCTCCTATAGTGTTTGAGTGTAGTAGGTGCTTAAAGTGATATCTGAAACGAGCAGAATCGCTGCTCCTACCTCTGAAACGGATGGGCGTGAAACCGACCCAATTTCATATCCTGCTGGGATAGCAGCAAGAATACTGATTATGAGTTGCTCTAGGTTATCCAGAGATGCTGGATTGCTGTTATATGCAACTGCCGCTGATATGACAAAATTTAGTTTTACCTTAGTGGTTGATTTATTAATGAGTAACAATTCCATCATTGGATCTGTGTACAAGATGGCTACAGCTGGGGGCGTTACCGTCTCAGGCACATAAGAATAAACATTTGCTGCAACGCCAGATAGAGCAGTTGCTAAAGCTGCTCTGACATCTGTGGCGATATTTGATGGCATTAGCCGATCATCGTTTCAACATCTAGCAACCCACCAAGCATGCCTGAGACACGATTAAATAATGAGCGCCCTAAAGCGAAAGGTGAAATCTGGAAATCTACGCCTTGGATTGCTCCACCACTTGAGTTGCGAGCTTGGAAAATTTCCTTAGATAGAGCTGTGACTGCCTGTTCAACGACTGGGTTGCCTACATAAGTAGATGCACCTGAAAGGGTTACTGTGCCAGATGGGATTACTTTTCTTGGAGAAATATCAGCGTTTGTAATTG